CCGTTACGAGTAATCTTCTCCATGAGTTCAGGAAGATTTGCAGCATGGTATCTTGCTAGTGTGTTCATAGTTCTCCTTAAATAAGCGAGTGTATTTTTTGCCCCCGAAGGCGACACTACTATTTAACATCAACCTTAAGATTTTGGAAAGTGTACATTCCGAACATATTTTGTAGTAGTTTTTCTACCTATATACTTGTAGGTAAAAATGTCTAAAAGCATGAAAAAATTACTTCCTATTATTATGCTCTTGGGTTTGGCACCTGCTGCTCGTGCAGATATAACGTCACGTATGACTTCTAGTGTTCAGCTAACAGTTAACGCTGCAGCAACACAAATGCAAAGAATTGGTTCTTCATTTAGTATCACGGGTAATAACGTGGACACAACTGATGGTACCACTGCTAACACCATAAGTGCTGGTACTATAACTTCAGGTGTATATGCTCCTGGAACTATTGCTGCAGTACAGGATGATCCAGGCGAATCGTTCAGCTTCACTCAGGCATTTACTCAAGGTGATGCTATTGATACAACTGGACCTGACATCGGTGATGTTTCGGCATATGGTAATCAGTTATCTACCGCAGCTGGATCCGCAGGATCCCTTGCAGGAACTGTGACTTCGCAAGGTGCGTTGACTATAGTGGCTGGTGGAGCTGGCACTTCAGCTACGGGACAGTTCGTTACAGAACTCCAAATTGACTAGGAAAAATGAAAAGAGTTATAGTACTACTATGGCTTAGTTTTACAGGATCTGCTGTGATGGCAGTTCCTGTGGTACCAAACTTCCAGCAGGGCTCGATGACGAGCCATACAGAAACTGAAAGTACAGTTACAGAAACAATTAACTCAATAGATTATAGAACAGGATGGGAATACACAGTGACTGGGGTAGGCATATCAAACGATGGAGAAGCCCTCAACCCCAACGTGAATACATCAACGGTAACCGTAGCTCCAGCAGCAGGAACGGGAGAAGCAACCGTAACAGGATCAGTAACAAGTTCCTTCGATGCATTAGACTTCTCCAACCCAAGCGACTTCACGATAACGAATCCAGGTGGAGCATTTCAGTTCACCCAAACATATTCTGGACCAGGGCTTACAAATCAAACCCTGATACAAAGAGTCACCACCATAAAAAGCGTGACAGACACAACAAGTACGTTTACCCAGTAATAGCAACAGGTCTCGTACTTAATACTTTACTACCAATTAAAGCCTTAGCAGAAGGTGTTGGTGGTGTAAGTGCTACTGCTAATCCTATCGCTAATAGTTCTGGCTCAGTCACGAACCAGGCAATACAAGTTTTACAAGGTCCATACGTGACCAATACCTACGGTGGTGGGGTATCATGTCAGGGTACGACTCTTAATATGACACCATACATCCAATTCGCTGATAGTAGAAAGGATCCTTGGGAAGATTTTTATAACGAACCTCAATATAATATGTCTGACTTTACTGGTCGGACTACCAAACAACTTGTTACTGTTAAAAACTATCCTTGGGAAACTTGGTACGACAATAGAACCAAAGCAGATGGTAGTAGATGGTTTGAAGATGGAGATGATATACAAATAGAAATTGATGTAGATGGTCCTGATGGTGTACCTGATTTGGTAGCAGATGGTGGAGAGATGACACCTACATGGATGAAACCTGTTAGAACAGACATGAAAGCAAACCAGTCCTTTAACCTAGGACTGTCTGCTACTCTATCAATACCACTCAACAGAGGTATGCAACGTAAGTGTGCTGCTGCAGCAGAAGCACAGATCAATCATCAAGTACAATTAACATCAAATAAAAGATTAGACTTTGAGATCGCAAGATTAAAAAATTGTGGAGAGCTCAAGAAAGCTGGAATATTTTTCCATCCTGCATCACCTTATCATAGTGTATGTGCAGATGTTATGGTAACAGCACCTGGTGGAAAGATAATGCCACACGAGCATCAGATACCACAACCTACTTGGACTCAGCCTTCTTCTTCTCAGGAGTCTTCTTCTTCGGACCAAACTTCATCGGAAGCATCCCCTTCTTCTCTCGATACTGATTCGTCTGAATCTCCGATAAAGTTGGACGGTAAGGAGTCTTCCCCATCATCGTCTGAACTTTCGCAATTACCTTCTTCACAACAGGTTTTATCACCTTCAGGAGCAGATCTGCTAGGGGTTTTGCAAGTAGGGCAGATGTCGTTGCCACAGCAGCAATAGATGCTGTAGTCGTTACTGTACCAACAGTAGGTAAGTACTGATCTACAAATGGAACTGGCTCCCAGATAGTCTCACAGATTTTACCATCAGGTGTTAATTTATATTCTTTAACCTGCTCATCTCCCTTCTGATTCCTGTCTCCTATGCGTCTTGCATTCTTTGGAGGACATTCTACAGGTTCATCTTTATTTCCTCCTGCTGGAGGAGGTTCTGGAGTGTCTAAATCAGGAGTTGGTGGTGTGTCACCTGTATCTAAACCGTCAGCTTGTTCTTGCTCTTGATATATTGTTTGCCAAGTTAGTTCTCTATAATCATAATTAGGCGGTTGATAGTATGGCATCCCTGCATCACACAATACTACGTTCTGCTTTGGATCATCATTTACTAATTGATTATTTTTATTCTTAGGATTCTTTGCATTCTCTTTGTGTACTTTAACACAACCAGGCATATTAACTATAGGAGTTCCTACCCTTTCAGTTACAGGAACTGTTATTGGTATAGCTTGTGGTACATCATTTAACCATATGCGACTATCAGCAATACGTCTAACACCAACAGGTCGTATATTATTATTATTTTCTATCCGTTGAGTTCCAATAAACTTAATTCCCGTACCATTAACCTGAACATAAGGAATGGTAGAATTATCTACAGTTATATTTGGGACATTAACGATTGGTTCCACTTTGAGGGATCACCTTTTGATAATTTTGTGTAGGAATTTTTAATCCTTTCACAGGACCACTTGTCTTTGGCCAGTTCTCAACTAACTGTATATAAATTTCTTCTCTAACAACTTTTCTAATTCTTTCTATCTGAGCATCCTCTCGTTTTTGAGGACCACCAGTATAGTTGTCGATGGCTTGATTACCACCAACAACAGCACCAGTTCCTACTACAGCAATTGCTGTACCAGTTGAAGTAATCTTTTGAAGATCCATTAAAGAGGACTACCAGGTGTAGGAAGACTCATACCTCCACCAGCTTTAGCAGATGCTTGTCCTGCTGGTGGTGCAAGATCAGGAGTACCAATAGGTAAAGAATCTGTACCTAGAGATCCACCCATACCACCCATGACAGACTCAATTGCTGCTTCTTTAATATCTTCAATAATTGCATCTTTATTTACAAAGACATAGGTTCCTACTGCTAGGATACCAGCGAGTGTTACTCCAGAGGCAACACTTATTGCATTAGCAATATCGTTAAATTTAAATTTCATGATTATAACTTGTAAGGTTTATCGTCTTCGGTTGAGACACCAACTATTTTAAGAGGTGCTTGCTCAATACGAATAGTTTGAGTAGGACCAGCTTTCGCTATGATCGCCTCAATATCTTTAGCAGTAACAGGAGGTGTTCCACCATTACCATTACCGTTAGCATTCATCTTCATAGTACCATCACCCTTCTTACTAGCAGTCTGAATTCCGAAGCTAGCTAAAACTCCAGTGAAAACCGAAGCTATAAAAGTTGGATCTATTTTCTGTTGTGGTACACCTGGGATGGCAACATAATTCAATGTCAATATTCCCCCCGACCAGGCAAGAACGGTAATTCTCACTGCAGTGGAGATGATTGCTGCTTGCTCCTCGGCATCTGGTAGTAAAGCTGCTTTTGCTTTACCAAAGAAACCCTTTTTCTTTTCCTCGACCACTTCTTCTTTAGTATCCTCTTCAGGAAGAACAACTTCAGCCATGAAAATTTACGTAACTATATTATATATCATTCTAAAGGTTGCTTCTTCTTCCCAATATTATATTTGGACTCAAGAGTCCATTCTCCTTTTTCCTTATACGAAATAACTTTTATCTGACTTAAAGGTGCAGCATCTTCAATAACACTTGCCTTTACTATTTCTACAAGACCCCAGTCTGATAGAAGTTTAATAATCCTATTACGTCTCTGTACATCATTCTCTGATAGGTTTGCTTTCTTCCCATCGAGAGCGAAGAGTTCTTTAAAATGTACTATGTAATACTGTCCCTTCTTATGAAGGATATGGCACGATTGATAAAGTTTTCTTTCCTTTCTAGAAGCAACTCCTATACGAGTAAGTGTCTCACGAACCTTTAGAAAATCATCAGGTTCCTTCAAATTCACTTCCACCATATCATCCTTAGTCCATTGAACCTCATTAAGTTCACTCATCTCTTACCTCCTTTATTCAGTTTTTCTTTGATGTAGTTAAGTTGGTCTGGAGTTAAGATCCTTAAGGCTTGAATTGCTTTTTCATTACTATACCCATAGTATTTTTTCACAAGGTCAAGATCTTTCACCGTTTGCTTTTTACCCCAAGGCGAAAAACGCCTCTTAGGTCTGACGGTATTTATATAAAAATCATATTGCAAACACTTATCCAAATTAGGATATCGATTCATTTCATTTGCAAATATAACTGTATCCATATGATGTGACATACACTTATTAATAACATAAGGAGTATAGTTTTTCTCCCATCCAGGATCATCACCCATAAGATAATCCTTACTGTAATTAATACTGTTCAAATAATCCTTAAGAGGATAACGATCATCATATGGCATAGTTAGTTAACACAAGTTCTTTACGGTCTGCCTGTTCCTTCATGTAGTCACCTGTAGAACGCATAGTATAAGTCAAATCAAACTCAGCAGCATACCAATCTTTAAATCGATTTCGTATGATTTGAGTACTGTTATATGATATCATCTGATGGTTAGTTTGTCCATCACAACTTGCTGCAAATTTATCGTGATCAAAATACTTATGTATTTCACCCTTCTTACCATAGAGTTTATCTCCAATCTCATAAGGAGGATCGAAATATGTAAATATATTTTTATTATCAGTTTTTAATTCTTCATAAGAAAGATTAGTTATCTTCCAGTTCTCTATCAACTTAGAATATGCTGGTAACTTTTCTATGCCTCGTAGACTGAAGTTTGAATTGGAGGCTTGTTTGGAGAAGGAACTTGCTTCGGTGAGACCAGAGAAAGAACACTTATTAACAATATAAAAACTAACAGCACGGGTAATGAGACTGGCTCTGGCATCGTTAACCAGTTCTTTACTTTCGAGAAAAAGTTCACGTGCTCTATCTTCGGTTGGGTATGATGTTTTAAAGGTTTTGAGCCTGGTCGTAATTTCATCTCCTTCATGTTGTAATTGTTGCCAAAAGTTTGCAAGAGGTTCGTAAAGATCATTAACCCACACTTTCAAATGAGGGAACTGTTTTGTCATGTATAGAGCAACAGAACCACCTCCAAGAAAAGGTTCTCTGTACTCAGAATACTTTGTTAAGTCTGGTAGATACTGTGCCATCTTTGTGATAGCACGAGACTTCCCGCCTGGATAGCGAAGAGGAGTTTTTAAAGATTTCATTCACCTATGTCCATAGTTTTGTTTCTGATTATAATTTGATTGTTTTCAAAATCAGCTTTGAATTCTAATAGATCCATATTATCCCAACACAACTCTTCATAGAGCATGTTAAGACGATCCATATCTTCCCAAAGATCTGTAGGAAATCCATTTTCAGACATCAATAAAACCTCTGTTGATCTTGAATTTCTACAACTATCGCATCCATAATACGATTAAAGGATTCTGACATCTGACGATACCCAGATCCAACATATAACTGTCCAGCAAATACTGATACAGTAGCAGCACCCCAGAACAGATAATAAAATCTGGACTTAACTTGAGCACGAAGCTTTGCTTCTTTTTTAGTCACTTTTAATTCCTCCATAATGTCTTTGTTGGTAACGGGTTGTATCATGGTATTGATTCCGTTTGTCTTAAGTAATCTATGGCTCTTTCTAATCCAGGAATATCATCACCTAGTTGTCCTAATCCAGCATTACAAGGTCTACACAACCACCCTCTATGTTTCTCAGTCTTATGACAATGATCAAACTGTAAAGGAAAATCAGTTCTTCCACATAAATCACAAGGAGTTCCCAAAGGAACTCTCTGAACATTCATCCTCTTACGAATGATAGTTGACGCATTATTATTTTCTCTCTTTCTACATTCTATACAACGAGACTGCAATCCATCTGCTTGACCACAATGTTTATGATAAGCAGTAATAGGTTTAGTCTGTTTACACCTTGGACAATACTTTGTTTCTACTTCTGGGGGTGGTATATCTTCCACCCCTAATAACGTTAGTAGATTAAATTCTGCTGTTACAGTCATATCCCATTCCTCAACTCTTAGACTCTGTAAAATCTTTCATGCGTGAAGCAAGACTAAAGATTTTATCTGCTGATGGAAATAATGGGTAGTCTCCTGGATCTTCTCCACTCTCTCGCAGAGTGTCGTATCGATCCTTCATGGAATTATATTCTTCTTTTAATAAATCTTCTGCTCTGGTATAATGTTCCCATCGCATCTCAAACGGATTCGCCATAATCGTGCTCCTAATGTACGTGTGTTAATGGTCTAGCGTCTCTAGACTCATACTATATATCATTTGAATTCACATTCTACCATCAATTGTGTTAAACACGCAAGTAGGTTAATCTCCTGATCTACAACGAATGAAGATTTGTATTGATACTCTGCAATAATTAAAACTGCTGCAGCAATACTTGGTCCTTCCATTAAGTTTGAAAGACTATCATAAATCTTTCTCATAATAGATGTAGGATCACTATCTAGATTTTGTTGCACCCACTTCTTAACTTCATTAAACTTCTTATTCCTTAGATGATCTACAAGAGAATCAATCTTAGCATCACCTAACGTTGCAAGGATTCCAGTGTCGATAGCACCTGTAGAGCTATATCTCTGGAGTTCGTTAATTGTTCTTCTGAAGTCAGGGAAGTATTTTTGAACGACTGTGGCAACCACTTTGTCATTGAACCGTACTTCCTCTCTGGATAAGATGTCTCTGCACCTAGAGAAGAACTGACCTGCAAGAGTTTGTTTAGATTTTCCACGGACATTAAAATCAATTACTGTTGTTCTACTATGTAAGGGTTCTATTATTTTATTCTTAAAGTTACACGTGAATATGAAACGACAGTTTTTCTGGAACTCCTCGATTGAGGCTCGTAAGAGTAATTGTACGTCGGGTGTCGTATTGTCTGCTTCATCAATAATGAGAACTTTATGA